ATTGCGTCGATCATTGCCTCGACCGGCGCCGTCTCGTGCGCGAGCCCGAGGTTGTCGAGCGTCGTTGCCAGTTTTGCGGCTGCGGCCTCATCCTCGACGAATGCCTTGACGCCCTCGACCCCAAAGGCGACCGCTGCGACCCCGGCAGCTGCGGCCGCGCCGATCAATGCCGGGCCCAGCATCCTCGTCAGGTTGTTGCTGAGGCCGTCGACCCCGCGCCCGAATCGGCCTAGGTCGTTCTCGGCGTCGCGTAGCTGCGGGCTGAATCGCTTGAGGTCGGCCGCCAGATAGACGGTCAGCGTGCGGCTCATAGTGTCGACCTATTCCACTTCGTGACGATGAGGTCGACGGCCTGTCCCCACTCGTTGATCGCTTGTGCCTGGTATGGCCTTCGCTTGCTCATCCAGCTGGTCCCGTTGCCGAACGGCGCCCACTTTAACCCGGGCCAAGGTTCGCGCGTTTCCTCTTTGGTGCCCATGAAGGCCGGATAGCGGACCATGTTGGTCGAGGCGCCGCCACGGTATGCGCGCCGGTCCTTGCCAACGTTCAACGCGGGCAGGCGATCCGAGCGGGCACGGATCGAGTCGGCCAACTTGGGTCCCCAGTTGCCGGCCGTGAGCGCCGCCGCCTTCCATGACGGGACCATGTGCCGGTTTGCGATGTCGACGGACGCCTTCCGCAGTTCCTTCGTGGCCTCTTTGGGCAGTGCCCGAAAGTCCTTGAGGAGCGCGCCAAGCCCGTCAATCCGCAACTCGACCTGCTTAGCCACTCTGCAGCTCCTCAACAATCGTTGCCAGCATCCTGGGCTCGTATGCGATCACCTCGGCCACTGGCCTGCCGGTACGCAATGCGACCTGAACGATCAGACGGCGTGGGTCGCCGTCTTCGTAGGGCCCACATGCTCGCGTCGCTCGACAATGACCTTGTGATCCCGGCCCCATTTCTTGATGACCTTCAGGTCAAGTGGCTCGGGGTCGACGAGTGCGCAGAACGCGGACAGCAGGTCGAGCCCTGCCGGGTACGCCGTGACCTTCGCCTTGTCGCACAGGTCCCGGTAGTCGACGACGTAAACCGTGAGCACCGGCACCTCGACGGGGTCACTGGCCCCGTCGAGGTACACGTTTAGGACATCCCACACTAGGAGATCGCCAGCTCGCCGGTGAGCGATGCCGTGGCGGTCGCGACGCCGGTAGCGTCGTATGCGACCTCGACGGACTCGACGTACATGGCAGCACCGACCCACGCCGTGTTGGTGCCGTCGTCGATGGTGACGGCGAGCGACGTGCCTGCGGTCGCGGCATTCTCGAGCGCGTTGTACATGCCCGAGTCACCGTCGAACAGGAACGTGACGGCGAGCGCGCTGATGAGGTCGGTCTGCGTGAACGCGTTGCCGCCGCCGAGCGTGCGCGTGCGCGTGATGGTGCTCGTCTGGGTGATGGTGCCTGAGGTGACCTGGGCGCTGTATGCGGTCGAGGCCACCTGCACGGTGAACTCCGACCCGGCAATGCTGACGACTGGCATTTCTACTCCTTCATAGAGGCTGTGAGGCGGATATCAACTGTGATGACTGACCCTTGGGCGCCGATGTCGACGAGTGTCGGGGGTCCGATGTCGGTGACGACTGCGTACTTGGGCAGGGCGCCGAGGATCGTGTCGATGGCGTCCTCGGCGTCGAGCTGCGCGGCGCTGTTCTTGCGCGGGTTGACGACGATGACCAGGCGCCACTGTGTCCGGTACGACAGGCGCCCGAGTCGCTCGGGGACGACCCACGGGGAGTCGGCCATGATGACGATGCTCGGGGGGATCGGCACGGGCGGGGTCGACGTGTACACCTTGTATCCGAGGCCTGTAACGGCTGCCGTGATCGCTAGGCGGGCCTCGGTCGTGAGGGCTGTCATCCGACCATGCTCTCGACTCGGATGTATGGCGCGATGAGGGCGGCCCGGCTCTTCAACAGGATCGAATTGAGCCTGTAGGGGCTGGCCTGCATGTCGAGGCCGACGGACTCGCCCCCGGCTGCGAACCGTGCCTGAAATATGTCGATCCCGATTCCGAGCGTTGCTTCCTTGAGGGCTGCGGGCTCGGCTGCCAGTGCCGCCGCCGTAATCACTGAGCTGACTACGGCGACGGCTGCCGCTGCCACCTGGTCGAACGGGTCCGCCGCATAGGTCAAATCCAATGCGGTTGCCAGTTGCGTCCCGGTGAGCAGCGCCATGGCTTACGGCTCGACGATCCGGACGATGCCAGCCGGAAGGTAGGCAGCAGTGACGCCGTAGCCGTAGATCGCGATATCGCGACCGATCTGGCTGACATTTTCTGCCTGGGCAAGCCGGGGTCCGTCTTCGATCCACCGTGCGGCCTCACCGTTGGTGACGATCGCGTGCCGTGTCGCTGCGCCGTCGAGCCACTTGGCGCGGACGACCCGCAGGCCGGACACGTTGACCTGCAGCGTGCTCGCGGTCGCGACACCGGACACGTTCTGGACGCCGTACGGCGCCGGGTAGAACGACTCCCATCCGCCAATGGCCGTCATGAGCGCGGTCGATGCGTAGACGATGGTCGCCGGGACGCCGGTCGCGTCCTCGCACTTCATCGAGGCCTCAAATACCGTCGCCCGGAAGGTCGCACCGGTCGTATCGGCGCTGAGATCGTAGGTTTCGGTTCCGCTGCCGAGCTGCCACATGTCATCGGTGAACTTCCGGTCCGTGACCGTCGAGTACGACGCCGCCATGATGCGGTTGTGCGCGTCGAGGTAGGAAGGCATCGACCTCTGCAGCAGCTGGTACGAGATGTCCGAACCGGCCGCGTAGGTCGCGAGGCTTGCTGTGCCCTTCTTAATGTCGATACGGACGCTGTTGACTTCGTCCTTCTCGTTGGCTTGCGCCTCAACGATCGTCGTGAGGTTGCCGTCGAAGTAGGGCCAGTTGATGTCGAGGCCGCTGGTGCCAGCGGACTGCGGGCCGCCGACTCCGGTGATGACGGGTCGACCGAGGTCGATGATGCCCCGCACCTGCATGAGCCACACGGGCGGGAGTACGCCCGGGTTGTTGTCCGTGACCTGGTCGACAAGTGCGCGGGAATCGAATCCCTCGAGGACGGCCTTGGAGTACTCGCCGAACGAGCGGAACTGTGCGAGCGGGTGGACGGGCTCCGCGACGTGGGCGACGGACTGGACCTCGCGGCGCAGCTCGTCGATGGCCTCGCGTGCCTGGATGTCTGCGACGACCGCCGGGGCGGCGTCCTCGACGGTTTCGACTGACATGTGATCCTCTCTGATTGAACCGACGCCTGCCGTTGAGTAGGCAGGCTGGTGGGTGAGACTCACCTCGGCCAGTGCGGCTTTGGTGTAGACGATTGCGTTCTTGCCTTGGGTCCGCTTCGATTCGAGCGGTGCGAACCCGACGGACAGGCCACGGCTCGACCCCGTCCGCATGAGCGTCGCCGCATCACGCCCGAGGCTCGTGTTGACGACGTCGAAGTCGATATACAACCCGTCCGGCTCGTTGCTTGCTGCGGTAATGACGCCGATGGGCTCGTTGTGGCGGTATGCGAGCGGCTTGCCGACCACTGCAGCGGTATCGAATGCACCGGGCGCGAACGACTCCCGCATTCCGTCGTACTCGATCTCGACTCCGTAGGGGACGGCCATGCCGTAGCCGGTTCCGATGACGTCGCCGCCGTCGTCTGCCCTAGTGTGGAGCAGCAGCGTGCCGTCCGTCGTGAGGTGTCTCATCTATCCGCCCATCTGTACGAGGCTCGTCGGGGTGAGTCCGAGGGTGTTGAGGTCGATGACGGTGCGGGCCTCGTCGGGGGTGAGGACGCCGAGCGGCACCAGCTGCGCGACGAGGTTGCCGAGGTCGGTTGCGTTGCCCCGCAGGAAACCGGACGTGTCGAACCTGACCGAGTGCCCTCGAGGCGTGACGTCGGGCATCGACAGCCGGTGAGTGAGCATGTCCATGACCGGGCGAAGGCTGATGTCGAGCAGTTGCCGGTACAGGTCAACGCGGTTCGAGTACGTCAGCGACGACCCGGACACGCTGGCGCCGACCCACACGGGGTCGAGGTTCGCGATACGGGCGATTCCGATCGCGGACTCGTTGCGGGCCTCGACCAGGGCGAGATCCCGGGCGGACCATCCCATGCCCTTAGCCTCGATCGCGCTATTCAGGTAGGCCGTGGCCCTGTTGCTCCTGGCTTCTTCCCATGCGGTCAGGAGCGCGTCCACTGTTGCCGCTGGAAGGTCGGCGCCGGTGTTCTTCAGGACCACGGTCGGCATGGGGTACTCGCTGTAATTCAATGTCGCGGCCTCGAGGGCGGCGGCTGTGTTGATCGCAGCGGCACCGGTCGACAGCCAACCGCCGAGGCCGTCGCCGTAGAACTTAATGACGTCGCGGGCCGGGACTGGCGTGCCGATGTAGTAGAACGGGTCGACGGGCGGAAACTGTGTGTTCTGGTTCGCCGTCGAGTGCGTGGTGAGGTCGGACACGTCGTCGACGTCCATCACCTGCACCTCGCGAGGGAACCCATCCCACGTCCGGTCGACCACAAGCCAGTACGCCCGGTCGTGCAGCAGCAGGTTCTCGACAGTCCTCGCAATGACCGACGTGTACGGAAGATACGAGGATGGGCTGACAAGTACCTGCGCGGTTTCGATGGGCTCGCCCCCTCGGTATGTCCGCAGGCCGAACCCGCTGATCGTGTGAGAGTACGTCTTCATCGCGTCGACGAATGCGGGGACCTGCAGCGCGGCGGCCCTCGAGGTACGGAACGACGACCCGGCGCCCTGAATCATCTGCAGCAGTGACGTCCCGGCGCCCTCCCGCAAAGCCACAGACGGCCCGCCCTCCATCGACCTTGTGGGGGACGGAGGGGCGGACCATCTCGGACGGGGAAACGCCACGCGCCCATATTACATGTTTATAACGATTGTCAAGCACGTCGACGGCTGTGAATGATCGCCGTCGGCCGTTGCCGCTTCGTCGCCTGAGCAGCCGCGAACATCACGGCACGCGCCGCATACGAGGGGCCCTCTCCCATCGCGCTAGACAGCACCCACCCGGCGTCCCGCTTTGAGATGCGCGATGACGCGAAGTGCTCGCGCAGGACGAGGCCCCCGTCGTGGAGGATCGAGCGCCGGTCGAACAGGTCGAGCAGCGCTTGTGTACCGGCCACCGCCTCCCGCTGGCCCACGAGTTCGTCGAAGTGCTCGTGGAGCCGGTCGACGTATCCGGGGGTGACGAGGACGAACAACTGCGGATGCTCGGCGCGCAGCTGCGCGAGACGCTCGTCGACCTGCTTGATCGTCCGCATCGTCGACACCCGGACGACCACGCGCTCATCCTCGAGGACACCCGCGACCGCGACCGCATGCCCTTGCCCGTCGAATGCCGACTCGACCGCGACCGTCCATGTGCTCGACTCCGGCAGGTCAACGTCCGACGTCGTGTCGGCCCACTGGCTGTCCTTGAGCCAACTGCCCGACTTCGTAACCCACTGATTGCACCACTGCCTACGGAACGACGATTCCTCAAGCGTTGAGTGCTGACGTGCCACGAACGCTTGCCGCTTGTCGGTCCACTCGGGTGACGCCCAGGCCCACGTCTCGGGCTCGTCCGGGTTAGCGTCCGCCGGCGCCGACCACTCGAGCAGCAGCGTGCTGGCTGGCGCGTCGAGCTGCTCGATCGCTGCCGAGCGATACTGAATCATGAGGTCGCTCGACGAGTCGCCTGCAGTCGAAACGAGCCACAACTGAGGCTGCTCACGCTCCGACATCGTAGGCATGACCGCGTCGTCGATGACGTTGCGAGAAATCGCCCAGCACTCGTCGGCGAATACCATGCTGCACGAGTAACCGACGCCGGCAGAATTGTTGGCCGCATGGATCAGCCAACGATCACCACTCGGCAGGCTGATGCCCGCCGCGGCATTGCCCCACCTGACCGAGCCCTTCCCGTATCGCTCGAGCGCCCACAGGCCTGCAGGTCGTAGTACCTCCATCGCCGTGTCGCGCTTGTTTGCCATGTGCAGGATTGTCTGAGGTTCGCCAAACAGGTCCCGGTTATGGAGGCGCCACATGCAAATCCCCCGGCTCAGCCAACTTTTGCCGCTCTGTCTCCCCACGCTCAGAACGACAACCGCCCACACCAGGCGCCCGTTCTCGTCGTGCTCGAGCGCCCGATCGAGCGCGTGCCGCTGCCAGCCTCGCAACTCCATCCCGTACACGCTCGACAGCCATTCGGCAGCCGCTCCACCGTGAGACCCCCGCACCGTCGCAGGCGCCCTAGTTTCCAACCGGGGTCTCACCCATCCAGCCGGGTCAAACTCGGGCCGCTCAGGCCCTCCCTTAGGCGATCCGGACCCCTTGGGGGAATAAGAGGC